CATAAATTCCGGTATCATACCAAACTTGATAAAGTCTACAGTGTCAGCTGGCATTCTTGACATTGCAACTTTAGCAGCAGCACCAGTGAATCCTATGCTGGCACTGCTTCGACGACGTTTAACCAGCTCGTCTAATCCAACAAATGCGCCTGATGCTATAAACAGTATTTTTGCAGTATCAATTTCTACAGTGTCAGTACCAAACCCTTTGCGAGGTGTAGTTATCTTAACTCGTGTGCCTTCAACCATTTTAAGTAGTGCCTGTTGTACACCTTCACCATTTACGTCTTTACCGCCAGTAAATGGTTCATTCTTTCTAGCTATCTTGTCCACTTCGTCAATAAACACAATCCCACGTTCAGTTTCTTCTACATCGTTGTCAGCAGCTTGGTAAAGTTTCTCAATAATAGCACTGGTGTCATCACCAACATATCCAGCTTCAGTAAGAGTAGTTGCGTCTACAATTACAAACTTGACTCCCAAGCATTCAGCAATGGTTTTAGCCAATAATGTCTTTCCAGTACCCGTTGGACCCCAGAACAGTATGTTGGTTTTTTCAATGCGATTTTCGTCATCAAAAAGGCATCTTTTGTAGTGATTTACTACCGAAACCGCCAGTTTTTCCTTAGCATATCGCTGGGCAATAACATACTGGTCAATATAGTTGTATATAGTTCTTGGATCTAATTCTAGTTCCGGTGAGTCAGAATCAGCTTTGGGTTTTTTGGTCAGTATACCAGTGCACAGCGTAATGCACTCGTTGCAAATACCTGCGGTAGGAGAAACTACTAGCTTTACAACTTCTTCTTGGGATTTCCCGCAGAAGTTGCAAAAAGTTGGTTTAGAATCCGACATCAATCACCTGTTATACCTTGTGTACAGTCTATTGTAGATGATTTTTAGAAAATTTGCAACAAGATTAATTAAAAGTTGGCATAGTAACTTTTGCCGCAGGTTTGGCTTTTTCTAAAAGCAAGTCTGGATCTGGCTCTGCAGGAACTCCAACAAATTCCCCTGGCGGAATTGTAATTATTTCTTCTTCTTGTACAGGTGCTGATTTTTTAGTAGTTGCTCTGTACGTTCCTGGCCTATTAGATCTAGGCCTAGGTTTTCGAACAGACTCTTTAATTTGGTCAATCTGCTCATCAGTTAATGGCCCGTCGTCTTTTTTATACTCGGGTGTTTTAGAAACAATCGTTGCAGATTTTGCTTCACGTGCCCATACCAATTCTCGATTACCTGCTAATATCAAACACAGTGCTAAAGGGTCAAACACAATAACAATCAATATAATAACCCAACGTACTGCCCGTTCTAGTATGTTGGCATCAGGATTGTCGCCATAAACCAATGCCGCAATATATTTGATAGGGCCAACTTCAGCTTCAACTTTTCTTAATTCTGCTGCCAAGGGCGCACGTTCTTCGTTTAATCGGGCAATCGATACTTGTGCTTTAGCAATATCATTTTGTAATTGGTCACGTTCTTTTTGTTGGCTACGGCGGAGATTGGCGCTACGGGTGGCTCCACGTTCGTCGGTGGTGCGGGACAGGGTTTGATCCACACTAGAATCCAACTGTTTAAGAGCCTGTCGAGCAGCATCAATGTTTTCCCGTTGTGTTCGTATACGTTCATCAATTATAGCAACCTGACTTGAACTGTCACCTGATACTAGACTTTGATCACTATGCGCTTTAGACAGCAGACCAAAGATTCCCAAACTGGTCAGCAGCATTAACAACATTACCGCCGGCACCAAGTAACTTTTAAATCCCCACCCTAACCTTGACCAATTGCGATGTAGAAATACCGTAGCTACTATTTTGCCCATTTCTAAGGCACTGCCCATTATGATCACCGGTACAACAGCAGCGGCGAAAATAGCAGTAAGGCCAGAAATAGAGTAGTAAGCGGCTACTGTACTCAGCAATAAAGCTGTGGCTAAAATTACATATCCAAATAGCATAACCAGTATTTATACTGGTTTTACCCTATGGTGTATTCCACCAATTTAATGCCTGCTTCACGTATAGCCAATTCACAAATAGGACAAGGTTTGGCATTTAGTGGACGGCCATTCGCCCCATAACGTTCAATGTGTATCTTGTGTGGGACACCTTTGCGTATTTTGACCAGCGCCGACACTTCAGCATGTAGATAAATTTTATAATCTTCTCCAGCTTCGGCGGCCAATTGTGCCTGCTTGGGATGAGTCTTTTTGGGAAAGTTAGTACCTTCACTCAGCAAGCGACCGCGCTTGTCGTAGACCCGCGCAGTCATTTTAGGATAAGTATTCATCGAGTATTCAGTGCCGGAGCGTATTCGCGAATCAGTTCACGCTCACGCGCATGAGCAGCAAGTCGTCCGCGCACCTTTTCCACTAGCCAGTAAGTAAAACTTTCAGCGCCGTATGTGCGAATTGCCGCACATAGCGTCCAGGGCTTGTCTTCGTTTAGTGCCCGCTGAATGTGCTTTTGAACACGCACCTTGAGCGCACGGTTTACACTGCCGCTAGCAACAGTGATGCCAATGTACTGCTCGCCAGTGACAGTGTTTTCCAAGCAGTAAACTGCATGGGTACTGTCACTACGCCGCTTGCGCTTTTTTGGGGGAGTTGTGGTGTCCATGTAGTAATTATAGCACCAACCCAAATGAGCGTCAACCAAAATGCAGGTGTTGTATCTCTACAACACCCGGGGTCAATGCAAAGTTACGCTGGCCAAACTTTCAGGGTCGTCTACACCCATTAGGTATAAGACTTCTTTGATCTTGTCCGGCATATACCCTGAATAGTCTTCAGGAAAAAACACAGTTTTTAATTCTCCTGAATTAGTAATAATAAACCCAAAATCGGTATCGGTTATTTCTTTTTCGTAAATATCACTCACGTTTTCTTCAAAACTTGTCATAATACCGACTCCTTATAGTTGTGTTACATTAGTATTTAACTTAAAGTTTAGCAGCCACTTGTATATCTCGTTGAGTTTTTCGCTCTTTAGGTCTAGAATAAAACGTATGGTTATCAATTCTACCAGTTTTGTTTAGATTTTTCCAATTGGGCTTAACTGTTTGGTTATGAAAGTATGTGGCCCCAGCAGTAATGTCAAAAGCCGGAACTGTCATTAGATATGTAGCAATACGCCAACTGTCTCGCCATTGTTGGTTATTTCTTGTAACTAATCCGGGCTCACAGCGCCAGCTGAATTGACAACTTCCGCCAACACGCTGATTAACTACACCACAAACAGTCTTTGCAAACTTACCACTGCGAACTCGATTCAGTGTAACCAATCCCACAGCCATTTTACCTGCTAGACTTTCACCAGCAGCTTCGTGGTAAATGTTTTCAGCTAGACAAGTCAACTCGCGCTGATTAACGGTGCGAGTTGCAACTCGATCTTGTTCGTCTACATACTTAATTTCACGATACTGAGCAGCAATTTCGTTTTCTCTAGCAACTGCTCGTTGCTCGTGATAGTAATTAATTCCAAAACACGTAGTGGTCGCTATTAAAGCCCACAATCCTAGTATTATCTTCAATACTATGCTCCTGTAATAATGCTCCCGCGGGTAACAGGTTGAATTCCAGTGGTAGTTAATATATAATGGTCAGATAACTCTTTTACTACCGGCGTGTGCATCATAACAGCAGAACTGAACAGTTCAACTGTGTGTTCAATGTCCATGGCCATCATAGACTGCATTAAACCAATGCCTTGACTGCTAGGTACAACATTTAGTGGCTTGGACAGCGTCCAGCCTTGGTTAGTAGTACCCTCTACCCGAGCCAAAATTTCATCACCGTTGACTAATTTGAAACTGACAATGTCACCAGTAGTGTAATTGAGTTTGACTAGCATAATATTTACCTTTTAAATTAACATTATACAGTCAAACCCTGCCGCTGTCAATAGGCTGCTGCGTAGTGGCCTACCATGGCATTTTTGCTGTAGCCCACAGTGTTGGTCTCAAAAAAGTTTTCAATAGCGTTGCTGCTGGTCAACCAGTCCAACCACTCAAAAGGATTTTCAACGTTG